TCGGGCGCGCTTTCGCGCAACGAGGTCTGACGTGAGCGCGGAAAGCCGGATCAGCCCCCTGGTCCGCCCGGCCCTGCTGGGCACGGTTGCCATGGCCTGTTTCGGCGTGGCGTTCCTTGCCGCCGCGATCGAGGGCTTTGCGCCCGGCTATGGCCTGAAGTTCGGCCTGGGCGTGATGCAGGTGATGGAGCACGTGCCGAGCGCGGTGCTCGACCTCTTCGCCTGGATGTTCGGCACCTATGCCATCGGCAAGAGCGGCGAGCGGGTGATGCATGCCTGGTCCGGCCGCAATGGCGGCAGCGCGCAGCCTGCGCCGCGGGAGGACAGCGAATGAACCTGCTGCTGCGCCTGATCGGCCTGCCGCGCTGGGTGCAGGCGCTGGGGGGTGCAGGGCTGCTGCTGGCGGCGGCAGGGATCTGGCTGCACTTCCACGATCGCAGCGTGATCCGCGATCACGAGCGAAAAATCGAGGCTGCGGCAGCCCCGGCGCGCGAACAGGCCGCGCAGGAGCGCGTCCATGATGCGGCCGCGAATGCCAAACGCGAAGGAGACATGCACCATGCGATCGACACTGCCGCGCCTGGCGGCGCGCTTAGCCCTGCTGCCCGCGCTCTTGCTTGTGAGCGCCTGCGCCAGCACGGGCGGGCTCCCCCCGCGTGCCGACCTGATCGCGGCGACCGAGGCCAAGCCGATCCCCGATGACGCGATCGCCACCGACCCGGTGGCGGAAGCGCACTACAACGCCAGCGTCGAAGCCTGGGGAGACCGGGTGGAGGCGGCCGGTGCCCGGCTGTGCCGGTTCTTCCAGCGGCGTGGGATGAAGGATCTGGATTGTCCGGAGCAGGCCACTCATCCGCCGTTAATCCGCGACGGACCATAAATGCTTCCGACAAACAGCAGTCCCCCCGGCGGGCCGTACCAGCTTCCCCTTGCTGGTGCGGCCTGTTTCGTTTCAGGCGGGAGAGATCGGGCTCAACAGGCTGTCGCGGAGGGCGAGGCCGGTTTCCGGGTCGTCAATGTAGTAGCGGGTGCGCAGCTGGCTTTCGTAGCTGATGATCTCCAGCTCGCGCGTGAATTCGTCCAGGCTGAAGACCCGCAGGACCTTCTCGGTTTCGATGTCGACCAGGTGGCCTATGACCGCGGCGAGTAGATCCGCTTGAACTATTGCGAGAACGCGAGGGCAGTGCCCCGACCGGCATCAACCTCATCCAGCGTGTGCCCCGCGAGAAGCTGCCGTCGTACAACCCCAACACCGCAGAACCCGATACGCCCTAAGATCAACCGCTGAGCGGGCGGTAGCTTGCGCTAAGCGGATCAGGGGCGGGAGCGACCTTCGGCACGGCTCTATCGCCGCTGCGCTGCGACCGAACCTGCTTGGCTGTTTCGGCCCATGCGGGTGACGATCCTCACTTGATGCGGTGCTGGCTTAGCGCCAGCGCTGCCCGTGTTGTGCGAAGCGCGCCTCGATCTCCGATAAGCGGCGTCGCTGCGCCGCGGTCAATGCCGCCATGACCCGTTTGAACGCCGCAGGTTTCATCGTCCGAAGCTGGCCATAGTCGCTGTCCCGGCGCAGCCGAACCTTCCAGTCCGGCGGCCTGTATTGCACGCCGGCCGATTCGAGCCGCCAGAAAATCATCGCCACCTGATTCGGAGTGAATGCGCCCTTGTCGTCAACAAAATCGATGAAGTTCTGGGCGTCAAAATCGGGTGCCTCCTGCCCGAGCTTCAGCAGGGCCGTCATCACCCGCTGCTTGCGCGCGTCCTCGACCAAGCCGCGCCGATGCCGGTCGACAAGCTTGCCGGTCGCGTCAGCGCCGAGCCGCCGCCCCTGCTCGTCAATGCCGGTAATCTGGAACCGCTTGATGCATTCCGATCCGACCAGCAGCGAGGCGTCGGTTGCCTCGTTCTCGATCTCGAAATGGTAACGAACATCCTGTTGCCCGCAGAGCTCGCACGTGCCGTCGGTCGCGTTCAGGTCGAAGAAGCGGCCCGTATAGGACCATTCGCGCAACGCCGCGCCCAGAGTGGTCGCGCGGCTGAGAGGCAACAGCTTTGCAGCCGCTCGTTCCGCCCACCCCGTCACCCGCTTATCTCCTTTTCAGCGTTAGTGTCTTCGGGCCGAGAGAAGGCGGGGCTGGCCCACTTGGAACTGGCCAACACAGCGGTTCAGAACACATCGATGTATGTGCTCGACGGGCTAGGCCAGTTGTCCCGCAGAACTTTCTCAATCCGGGCGACGAACGCCGGATCGGCTGCCGCTTCCGCGCCCACATAGCCGTTGCCTGCCAGCCACGTTTCAAGGCGAAAGGAAAGGCCTTTGATGTTGCTGGAACCGACGGTGCTGGAAAGGTCTGCGATGCCCGCGCTGGTAACGCGCAATTGCCAGTCCTGTGTATCGCTCTGCGATGCCAGAAGGTTCGCGACATCGCTGGTGGTGAAAGGTTGGGTGAGATCAATAGCCAACGAAATGTCCTCCAGTTCAGGGCTGTAATCGATTCTGTCTAAAGGCCGCAGCAGGGTGGCGATGGGGCATCGTCGACACGGGCTGGCTTGAATGGTCGCGCTTCTACCAGTCGGTTCCACATTTGGCGACCCAGCCTTCAGGTTTTGGCTACCCGTCCTTCAGATCCAGCCACGTGGTCACCTCGTCCAGGATCGCCTCGCGGTCGCCCGCCGGGATGCCTAGCAGGCGGCGCGCGGGGTAGCGAGTGCGGATCGAGTTGGGGATGCGGCGGTCCACCTTGTCTTCCAGACCATAGTGGTGGACCGCGGCGGCCTGCGCGGTGCGGCCGGTGAAAGTCAGCTCGACCTCTTCGGGGCTGGTCCTGACCTTGAGGTTGCGGGCGAGAGCGATCTTGGGGAACATCCGGGCCTTGCGCTTGCGGATCCGGCCGCGCCGGTCGAGCTGGCGCTTGCGCGGGGGCATGGCGTTGCCATCGGGATCGGTGTTGTCGCGGATCCGGTCAGCGTTGCGCTGGCGCAGCATACGGCCGATCCTGCTGGTCAGCGCGCGGCGCTCGCCCGGCTTCAGGCGCTGCAGCAGGGCGTCCAGCCATGGCTCGATCGCCTCTAGGCCGCTGGCCTCGCTCATCATTCGACCAGCAGCTCGTCCTTCCACCAGATCTGTTTGAGCAGGCTGGGCGGATCGGACAGAGGATCGAGTTCGGGGAACAGGGGATCGGGTTCGGACAGGTGCTGCAGATCCCAGCCACCGCCTTCCCGCTCGACCAGGCGGACCTGTTCGGTGAGGCGAAGGTCGATCTGCAGATCGATCGTCTTGTCATCGAGGATATCGGCCTGGAAGCTGAAGCTCTCCGGGTTGCCGGCGGCGAGCAAATCGGGCTGGTTGACGCGCAGCCAGTCATTCACGGCGAGGAACACCAGGCTGGGGTGGCCGGTGAAATCGGTCATCACGGCGGTGAGGGTATAGGCCCATTCGAAACCGCGCGACTGGGTCTGGCGGCAGCGGATCGAGCCCTTTTCCACCCATAGGCGCAGTCGATCGACATCCCGGGCGAGATCCGGGAAGACCTGGCCGATCGCGGCGCGCAGCGAGCCGGGCTTTTCCATCAGCGATCGTCCCAGTGGCGCAGTTTGTGAGCGATCTGGACCGCAAGCCAGCAGGCCCCGAGGATCGGGACCAGGATCCCGGCGACCATCGATGCCTGGCGCAGGGCTTCAAGCCAGAACGGACTGGTGACCGCAGCGGCGGCGGCGGCATCGGTGGCGTATTCGACAGGGCGGCTCATGTTCAATCCCACAGGTTCACGGTTGCGCGGATCGGGGTGGAGGTTGCGGGGGGATCGGGCAGGGTGATGACCGTTCCCTCGGCCAGGATCGGGCCAGCGTCGGCAAGACCCTGGTTGAGATCGTAGGCCTGCTCGACAACGGCTGCGGTGGTGCCCAGGTGGCGCCAGCAAAGCAGGTCGAGCGTATCGCCCTGGCGGGCGTTTACCTGCATCAGATCAGCTCCACCGCGATGCGCGAGGTGCCGAGCATATCGCGCACCGCCTGGATGCCGAGGCGGCGATAATCGGCAGCGGTCATCACCTGGATGTCGGCGCGGGCCTGCCCGGCCTCGGTGGCGGAGACATCGCGGTGCAGCTCGGCCAGCTCCGCCGCGGCGTAGAAACGGACGGCGCGCTGGAAGAGATGTTCGAGCCGGGTGGCGTCATCGATGATCCGTTCCGGCTCGATCTCCGACAGGCTGGCGTAACCTTCCGCCAGGCGCGCGGCGCGCCAGTCGGCGAGCTGGTCCAGCACCGTGATCAGGCCGCCGCGAATCGCCTCGACCAGGCGAACGTGGGTCACCGCATCGGACAGCCGCAGCGCATCACGGACGGCGAGGCAGTCGATTTCCGGGAACCAGTCATCGGCCGCGACCGTGGTGCCGGCCGGCGAGGCGGGCGGTGAAGGAACGGCGACCAGCGGCGACGACATGGCTACTCCTCGGGCAGTTCCTTAATGGGTGGGGGGTGAGGTCGGGAAAGCGGTGGCTGGTGCCTCGCTTGCCCTCCCGCCCCCCGGCGCGGGTGGCGCAGCTCTTCAGTTCGCCGGGGTAGCCGCGAGCTTCTTCAGCGCGGCCTCCTGGCGTTCGATCAGTTTCTTGACCCCGCTGCCCTGGTCCAGTTCCAGCGCGCGGCGCAGCTGGATCAGCGCAGCCTCGATCAGCGCGGGCTTGCCGCCGGCCATGCCGCTTTCCGCTTCGGGATCGAACGCGTCGGCGCGGGCGATGAAGCCCAGGGCGACCGCCTTGGCCAGCTTGGCGCGGACCTGGTCGGGCATGTCGGCATCGGCGGTGAGCTGCTGGGCGAGCAGCAGCCATTCGAGATCGATAGCGGGTTGGGGCTTCAGCCCGGCCTCGGCGAATTCCTCGGCCACCAGCACGGCGGGCTGGCGCTTGTAGCGTTCGGGCAGGGCGATGCCGTGCTTCAGGACGTGTTCGGCGAGGCGCAGCGCGAGGTCCCAGTCGCCCACGTCGATCGCCCAGACCATCATGGTCGACACGATCTCGTCCTGGGCGGCGTGGTCGGCGGTGAGAGCGCCCTCGATCCACGGCAGGTAGCGGCCGATCATCTCGCGCTTGGCCTCGATCTTCCGCTCGATCGACTGGATGTTGCGGAGCTGGATCAGGTCAACCCCCAGCGCGGCCAGCAGCAGCTGGTACTCGCTGGCGACCGGGCCACTTTCGGGCATCGGCGCGGCGCCCTGGGCGGCGGCGCGGGGCGCGGCCTGCGATGCGAGCTTGCGGTGGAGGCTGGCGCGGGCGGGGGAGATCATCGGCGGTTACTCCTGCGGGGTTCGGTGGGAGCCCCCTCCCGGCGGTGTCGAGGGGTTCAACTGGCCGGGAGGGGGAGCAGGCCGACGCGGCGCGTCGCGGCCTGCCGGGTTATCAGAGGGCGTCGGCGTCGTGCTGTTCGATGTTCTCGATCAGGCAGGCGTACTCGAGATCCTCGATCACGTAGGCCTCGTTCGAGGACTGGTAATCGGTGACGCGATCGTATTCCGGCTCGTCCTTCACCATGCGGCGGCGCTTGCCGTCCTGGTAGTAGATCGAGAGGTTATCGAGGCGGGTGATGAACACCGTGCCGTTCGGGAAGCCCGGGACGCGCATGGCGGGGAGGCCGCCGAGGCGCTTGGTCGACATGATGACGTCGCGGGCTAGCTGCTCGCTGGGGTCTTCCGCCTTGTTGATCATGGGGAAGTACTTGTCGTGCAGCAGGTCGCTGCCGACGATCGCCACCAGCTCGGTGTCGTTCTTCGCCCATTCGGCCAGCAGGGTTTCCTTGGCATCCCAGACCAGCGCGTCGAGCGTGACGTAGTCAGCATCGGCATGGCTGCCATAGGTGACCTTGCCGGCGACGTCCGCACCCTCGTCCATCACGCGGGCGGTGTTTTCGGTGCGCATCTTCTGCAGCCAACCGATGTTGACGTCCTGCAGCAGCGGGTTGGTGACGCGATTGGTGGCGGCGGCCGCGCTGGTGCCATTGAAGCCGATCAGGATGCGGTCGAGCGCGATCCGCTTCACCACGTTGTCGCGCCACAGGGTTTCGAAGTTGGGGAACTTCGCCCAGAGATCGACCTTGCCGTAAGTGATCGCGACGTCGAAGTTGGTCTGCTTGCAGACGTAGCCCCGCTCATCCATCGCCGAGGGATCGATGCCCAGGCGGCGGTTGCCCGCGCCGGTGTTGGTGCGCCCAGCGATGGTGCTGCCGATGCCGAGGCCGAGCAGCTCGCCCGACATTTCGTCAACCGGGCTGATGTTGATCCGGGCGAGGAACTCGCTCGATTCCTGGACGCGCTGTTCCAGCTTCTGCTGCACCGAGGGCTCCACGGTGAACTTCGACGTGGCGGCGACTGCGGGATCGATATGGTTGAGCATCGCGATGCGGCTGACCATTGCGGTGAGCTTGACCCGGGTGGAATTCTTCATCTTGAGGTCCTTCGGATGAGGGGAAGGTGGGGGGCTGGGCTGCTCGCGGGGGTCAGCAGTCGGTGTGTTCGCCGGTCACCCCGCCGGTGGCGGGCGGACGGGCGGTGAAGCCGGAAGCGGGGGTGGTTTCTACCGTGCCCTTAAGCGCGGTGATTTCGGCGCGCAGGGCGGCAGTGTCGGCCTGGGCCTGGGTGACGAAGCCCTGGAACGATGCGGCCAGCTGGCCGACGACGCCTGCGAGCGCGGCGAACTGGGCGTCGCCCTGCGGCGCCGGGGTATCGCCGGCCGGAGGATCCTGCGCCGGCGGGGTGACCGCCGGGGCCGCGGGAGCCGCCGGGGCGGCGATGCCATCGAAGAACTTCTTGATCGAGGCGAAAACGCCGGTGGGATCCGGATTGGTGGCCGGTTCATCGACCAGCTCGATCGCGGTCTCGAGGCCCGGGGTGAACTGGTTGGCGCCGTCGAGCCGCAGCGGCGAATTGCCGTCCAGCTTGGTCCGGAAGGTCAGCATTTCGGTGCCGAGGCTGGCGGGGCTGTCGGTGACCGCGAGGCCGATCAGGTAAGCCTTGCCAGAATTGGCGAAGTTGGGCGCGATCTCGACCGAGGAGTAGAGCTTCTGGCCCTTGCGGTTCATCTGCACCAGCGGATCGAGTGCTTCGATCTCCGCGAACAGGGCAAGGCGCTTTTCCTGCTTGCCGCCGATATCGAGCGTGATTTCCTCGGTCTTGAGCGACAGGACGTCACCCAGCGACTGGAACGGCGGTTCGGCGGTAACGCCGCGGATGTGTTCCATGTTGACCCGGGCCGCGTAGGTTTCGCGGTTATAGGTGGCGGCGACTTCCTCGAGCCACTTGGGATCGATCGTGCGGCCATCGGTGGTGGCGCCGGACACGGCGACCCGGAAGAAACGCGACTTGGGCATCGGTGGAAACTCCGTCCTGGTGGTCCTGCAGGCGTTCCCCAGGGAGCGGGATGGGTAAGCCGGTGCGAATTGAGCCGCAAAAGGCCGGGGTGGAGGCTGCTTTGCAACGCGGGCGCGTTGTGACCGCGCGGCTTACAACGGCGCGCCCTTCGACCACCGCTCGGGGCGTCCATAGCTTGCCGCGCCATGGACGAGCCCGATCCTGAAACCGACGATGCCGAGCTGACCGGCCCGGAAACGACCGACGCCGCCGACGATGCGGTGGCGCGCGCGCTGGACAGCGCGCCGCTGAAGCTGCGGGCGCGTTCGCTGTTCTGGCAGGGCTGGTCGCTGACCCAGATCAGCCAGGAACTGGCCTGCCCGATCTCTACCGTGAAGAGCTGGGCACGCCGCAACGGATGGGACAAGGCGAGCCCGCTGGAGCGCGCCGAGGACGCGGTGACCGCGCGCTACATCACTCTGGTGAACAAGGAGCAGAAGACCGGGCACGACTTCAAGGAGATCGACCTGATCGGCCGCCAGATCGAGCGGCTCGCCCGGGTCGGCAAGTACCAGAACGGCGGGAACGAGGCTGATCTCAACCCCAAGCGGTCAAACGGAGCCAGGGCCGCGAACGAGGCCAAGGACAAGGCCAAGAACCTGATCACGGCCGAGATGGCGGCGAAGCTGCGCGCCGACATGGAAGGCAGCCTGTTCGGCCACCAGAAGGCCTGGCTGCTGGGCAGCACCAACCTGCGCACCCGGATGATCCTGAAATCGCGCCAGATCGGCGCGACCTGGTATTTCGCCCGCGAGCGGCTGCTGGTGGCGCTGGAGACCGGCAAGAACCAGATCTTCATTTCGGCGAGCCGCGCCCAGGCCAACATCTTCCGCCAATACATCGTCCAGTGGGTGCAGTCCGTCTGCGGCATCACCCTGAAGGGCGACCCGATCGTGGTGCAGCGCGAGGACGAGGACGGGGAGCCGCTCGACCCGTTCGAGCTCTACTTCCTGGGCACGAACTACCGCACTGCGCAGGGCTATCACGGCGACGTCATCATCGACGAATGCTTCTGGATCTACGGCTTCGAGGAGCTGTTCAAGGTTGCCAGCGCGATGGCAACGCAGAAGCAGTACACCCGCACCCTGTTCTCCACTCCGTCGACGCTGGCCCACGAAGCCTATCCGATGTGGACCGGCGACCGGTTCAACCGGCGCCGCGCCAAGGCGGACCAGGTGCGGATCGACGTGGGGCACGATGCCCTGCGCGCCGGGGTACTGGGGCCGGACGGGATCTGGCGCCAGATCGTGACGGTGTTCGACGCGATCGAGCAGGGCTTTGACCTGGTCGACGTGGAGGAACTGCAGAGCGAATACGCGGTCGACGAATTCGACAACCTGTTCCGCTGCATCTTCCTTGACGACAGCCAGTCGATGTTCCCGTTCGCGCTGATGCGGCGGTGCATGGTCGACAGCTGGGACGTGTGGCGCGACCTCAAGCCCTATCAGCCGCGGCCCTACGATGGCGAGGTGTGGCTGGGTTACGATCCCAACGCCAGCGAGAACGGCACCGGCGACGATGCCGCGCTGGTGGCGATCGCGCCGCCCGCCCAGCTGGGGGGCAAGTTCCGCATCCTGGAGAAGCAGCGCCTGCGGGGGCTGGACTTCGCCGCGCAGGCCGACGCGATCCGGGCGATGACGGGCAAGTACCGCGTCACCAAGATCGCGATCGACGTGACGGGCGCTGGCAAGGCCGTCCACCAGCTGGTCTGCAAATGGTTCCCGACCGCCGAGGCGATCACCTATTCCGTCCAGGTGAAGAGCAACATGGTGCTGAAGGCGAAGAACGTCATCAGCAGTGGCCGCCTGGAATTCGACGCCGGTTGGCTGGACGTGATGCAGGCCTTCATGGCGATCCGGCCGGAAATCACCAAGCACGGCGTTTCCTATGTAGCGAGCCGCGCCGGCGGGGTGGGCCATGCCGACCTCGCCTGGGCGATCATGCACGCGCTCTACTTCGAACCGCTCGACATCACCGAGCCGCCCGGCGGCGGATCCACCATGGAGATTTTCTGACATGACCGAGACCAATCAGGCCGCGCTGCCGGCCCAGGCCGGGGCGCAGGTGTTCACCTTTGGCGAGCCCGAGGCCGTGCTGGACCGGCGCGAGCTGTTCGGCATGTTCGAAACCGCGCACAATTCGCGCTGGTACGAGCCGCCGGTTCCGCCGGTGGCGCTGGGCAAGACCTACCGCATGGCCAGCCACCACCAGAGCGCGATCCTGCTGAAGCGCAACCTGCTGGCCGGGGCCTTCGTGCCGAGCCGGTGGCTTTCGCGGGGCGACTTTGCCCGCTGGGCGCTGGACTGGCTGATCTTCGGCAACGCCTACCTCGAACGGCAGGACAATATGGCCGGGCGGCCGATGGTGCTGAAGCCCAGCCCGGCGGCCTGGACGCGCGTGGGGCTGAAGCCGGAGAGCTTCTTTTTCGTGCGGCCGGGGATCAGCCTGGGCGAGGCGCACGAATTCCGCCCCGGCAGCGTCCACCACCTGCTGGAGGCCGATCCCCTGCAGGAGATCTACGGCATGCCGGAGTATCTCTCCGCGCTGCAGTCCGGCCTGCTCAACGAGGCGGCAACGATCTTTCGCCGACGCTACTACCTCAACGGCAGCCACGCCGGTTTCATCCTCTACGTCAGCGAGGAGGGGATGCTGGAAACCGACAGCAACGCGCTGCGCCAGGCGCTGCGCGCGTCGAAGGGTCCGGGCAACTTCAAGAACCTGTTCCTGCACATCCCCAAGGGCAAGAAGGACGGCGTCCAGATCCTGCCGATCGGCGAGGTGGCGGCGAAGGACGACTTCATGAACATCAAGGAGGTGACGCGCGATGATGTGCTCGCCTCGCACCGGGTGCCGCCGCAGCTGCTAGGCGTGGTGCCGAAGAACACCGGCGGGTTCGGCAATGTCGTTTCGGCGGGGCGCACCTTCTACGAGCTGGAGATCCTGCCGATCCAGCGGCGCATGCTGGAAGTGAACGACTGGCTGGGGCTGGAGGCGGTCCAGTTCGCATCGCTGGGCGACCTTGGAATTCTGCAGAGCATCCCGGCGCCAGCGCCGGCCAGCACCCAGGCCTGAAAAGGCGGGGGACGGGCCGCGCCAACGGCCCGAACCGGCGGGGACAGATCCGCCATGACCACGATCGGCGCCGAATCGGTGCCATCCCGCCTCCCCGACCGGGGCGGGTTGAATGAGAGAGCGTCATGCGAGAGTCCATCCACCGAATCCCCGTCGCCTCCGCTCTGGAGGAAGTTGCCCCTGTCAAGCCGGTTGCGCCCTACATCGGCGGCAAGCGCGCGCTGGCAAAGCGGCTGATCGAACGGATCAACGCGCGGCCGCATGATACTTATGCCGAGGTCTTCGTCGGCATGGGCGGCGTGTTCCTGCGCCGCGATCATCGCCCCAGGGCCGAAGTGATCAACGACTGGTCGGAAGATGTCTCCACCTTCTTCCGGGTGCTGCAGCGCCACTACGTGCCATTCATGGAGATGCTCCGCTGGCAGGTGTCGAGCCGCGCCGGGTTCGAGAAGCTGGTACGGCAGGACCCGTCGACGCTGACCGACCTGGAGCGGTCGGCGCGGTTCCTCTACCTGCAGCGCCTGGCGTTTGGCGGGAAGGTGGCTGGCCGCAACTTCGGGGTGAACCCGGCGGGCGCCGCGCGGTTCGACATCACCAAGCTCGCGCCCATGATCGAGGCGGTGCACGAACGCCTGGCTGGCGTGGTGATCGAGCGCTTGCCATGGTCAACCTTCATCGCGCGCTATGACCGGCCGGGAACGCTATTCTACCTCGATCCGCCCTACTACGGTTGCGAGGGAGACTATGGCAGCGACCTGTTCGGGCGCGACCAGTTCGAACTGATGGCCGAGCAGCTGCGCGGCATCCAGGGGCGCTTCATACTGTCGCTCAACGATCACCCGGACGTCCGCCGGATCTTCGCCAGTTTCGGCATCGAGGGCGCAGAGGTGCGCTACACGGTGGGCGGGATGAACAAGTCCAAGGTGGCGGGCGAGGTGATCATCACGAACTGACCACTTGCTGGGGCCATCGAAGGCCGCGGGAGCGATCCCGCGGCCTGCATGCTTTGGCCATGGTGCCGGGCCTTGCCCGCCTGCCGTTGTGTTATCGCATGCGCCGATATGCACGCCTTAACCGCGCCCGCGGGCTGTCGCTGGGCAGGCGCATCCCCCCGTCAGCTGGCCCGCGGCGGCCGGCCCCCTCCCATGTCGCCGACCCCACCGACCTCGACCCCGCGCGCCGCAATTGCCCCCACGCCCCGCCTCCGCGCTCTTCGGGTTGTTTTTGCGCAGCCGGGCGTTTTGCTTCGCTCCTCAAAAGTGCCGGATTGCCTAGCCCAGCTTTGATCCCAACG